CTCCTTCTGAGGTTATTTCTGAGTATGGTGATTTGTATGTTGAACTTCAGTTTGCTCCTGATGGGAGTACTCTTACTGAGACTTTTACGAGGATGCCTCTTGAGGCTAGTCCATATGCGATATTTTCAAAGTTTGCAGAGGGGGCTCATGATGCTTTTAAATTGAGTACTTCTGTTAGTAATGAGTCTTTAGAGAATCCTTCTGCTGGTATGATTTATTTTGATACTGGTTCTTCTCAGCTTAAGGTTTATAATGGTGCAGAGTGGCAGGCATTGAGTGCTGGTACTTCTTCTTCTCTTTGGACTGATGCTGGGACATACTCTTACTTAACTTCTACTACGGATGATCTTGTATTAGGGGGTAGTTCATTTAGTACTGGTAGGTTTGTTTTTGATATGGATGGGGGTAGTGGTAGTTATTTTGATGTTTTTAATAATGATCATTCAAATAAATTATTTACTATTTTAAATAGTGGGAATGTTGGTATAGGGACAGCAACACCTGGGGCTAAGTTAGAGGTAGGAGGAACTGCTTCTACAATAACTAATTCTACAGGCAATTTAACTATATCAACAGGAGGAGGTAATGGGAACATATTACTTATGCCTAATGGTACAGGAAAGGTAGGGATAGGAACAACAAGTCCAGGAGTTAAGCTTGATGTAGCTGGCCAGGGCAGATTTGAAAGCACAGTTTATCCTGTTGTAGATATAATTAGAGATACGGGAAGTGCTGGGGGAGGTATTTATGGTGGGGCGAGATTACAAAGAAAAACTACATCTCCTACAAGTGGTGGTGGAATAGGATTTTTCTTTTGGTATCCAAATAGTAATGGTGTTTTAGAAGAAACTGGAATGTTTGGTGGAGCATTAGCAGATACTACTGCGGGTTCAGAAATAGGAGAAATAATTTTTGGTGCTTCATATCATGGTGTTGACCCTTATACACAAAGGCATTTAATAATTAGAGCTGTAAATAGTAGCCAAGGAGAGGTAAGAACTCCTTATAGACTAAAGATTGGTGCTGATAGCTCACCGTCTCAAGCATTAGACGTGACAGGAAATGCAATAATATCTGGTAATGTAGGAATAGGTATAACTAATCCAACACATAAATTAGAGTTAGCTTCTCATACTACTGCTTCTGGTGGTATTGGTTTTGGAACAGATGTAGAACTATATCGTTCTAATACTAATACTCTTTCTTTAGCATCTGGAGACAGTTTTAATTTAGTATCTGGTAATGTACAGATAGGGAGTACTACCATACTAACATCAGGCAGATTAGTACAAGCAGCTAATGGCTCAGTATCTTCTCCAGCTTTTAGTTTTTCTTCTGATACAAATACAGGAATGTATGGAACAGGGTCAGATACTTTAAGTCTTGTAACAAATGGTACTGATAGAATTACTATAAATGCAAGTGGTAATGTAGGGATAGGGACAACATCTCCTACAGCATATCTTCATCTTAAAGCAGGAACATCTAGTGCAAATACAGCACCACTTAAATTTACAACAGGGGCTAATTTAGCAACACCAGAATCAGGAGCAATGGAATGGGATGGAAGTAGATTATATATAACTAATACAACACCAACTAGAAATACAATTGCATATTTATCAGATTTAAGTAGTTTTATAACTCAGGGGTATCAGACAGTACAAGAGGAGGGTAGCTCTTTGACACAGAGGAGTATATTAAATTTCATAGGTAGTGGTATTACAGCAGTAGATGATAGTCCAAATTCAAGAACAAATATTACATTAGATACAAAATTAAATGCATTTGCAGATTTAGTATCATCAGCAGGAGTATTAACAAACAATGGGAGTGGAGGATTGTCATGGGTGAATTTAAATTCAGGAGATGAATTATTACCAGTAGGGACAGAAGGGCAGATGTTATACAACAATGCGGGAGTATGGACATCATTTAGTGGAATGTATTGGGATGATACAAATAACAGACTTGGGATAGGGACTACAACTCCGAGTGAAAAGCTGGAAATAGTTGGAAGATTAAAAATGGATGATGAAACCATGGAAACAACATCTGTGACTTTTGATGGAGATACTACTGCAGGATTAAAGTTAAGCAACCCTCGAGGGTATATTACACTAACTCCTCTTAATACGGGTTGGGCACATATTTATACTGATAGATCAAATTTTATTTTTGATAAACCAGTTTACTCTTATGCTAATGTCTTTAGCTCATATAATAATGATTTACAACTACGAAGGGCTGGTACTACAGAGGTTGTAATTGGTAGTACTAGAACAACAATTACAGATAATTTAAGTGTTAATGGTACTTCCTATAATTATTTTTCTGGTAACATTGGAATAGGGACAACCTCTCCTACAGCATATCTTCATCTTAAAGCAGGAACATCTAGTGCAAATACAGCACCACTTAAATTTACAACAGGGGCTAATTTAGCAACACCAGAATCAGGAGCAATGGAATGGGATGGAAGTAGATTATATATAACTAATACAACTCCAACTAGGAATACAATAGCATATCTAACAGATATAGTAGCCGATACAGATAACTATGTAGATTCAGTAAGTTTTAATACAGGAGATGGAGTATTAACCTTAGGAAGAACAGGAACATTACCAGATTTAACTACTGATTTAGATGGAAGATATCTACAAACAGAAGCAGATACATTACAAAGTGTAACAAACAGAGGGGCAACTACAACAGTATCATCATCATTCACAGGAGGAGCAACTATAAGAGGGTTAATAGTAGATGATGCAACGGCAACACATGATAGGATATTAACAACGGTAGCTAGTGTAGGGACAGCAAGATATGATGGTACACTAACTAATGCAGATTTAACAGCAGCTAGGACATGGACACTACCTGATAAGAGTGGAACAGTGGCAATGACTAGTGATATACCAGTATCAGATAACTATCAATACTGGGTATTACAAGCTAATGGAGCAGCAGGAAGTAATATAACGAGTATGTTGCCAGTTAGTTTTAATGGTAGTGGAATAGTAACAACATCAAGAAGTGGTAATACAATAACAATAACTGGGACAGAAGCAGATCCAATATGGAGTGCAGCAGAGCCTAGTTACTTTAATCTTACTCAGAATGAAACAGTTACTGGTATACCAGCATTTAATGGTGGGACAACAGGATCAACAGCACCATTTAATGTAGATTCAACATATGTAGTAGCAAACCTTAACTCAGATTTACTAGATGGATATCATGCAAATAATTTACCATACTTACCAACAGGAACAGATAACTGGGTAAATACAACAGGAGATACAATGACTGGGTCACTTACCTTCTCTGGTGTAAGTAGTGATATAACAACAGTAAACAATGAGCATTTATCATTAATGCCTAATGGTACAGGAAAGGTAGGGATAGGAACAACCTCTCCTATAGCAGCTTTACAAATAGATGCACCAAATGGAGTTACAGGTTTACTTATCAATGGTGGAACAACAGATAATGTAGATTTATTGAAAATGGTTGGGAATGCTAATACGCAGAGGTTGATTTTGCAAAGAACTGGAGGTGCAACAACATTTCTTGAGGCAGGTGGTAGCATTGGGCTTTTTGGTACAAGTTCAAACCATGATTTTAGAATCAGAACAAACTATATTGATAGACTATCAATAACAACAAGTGGAAATGTAGGAATAGGAACAACAACACCAGCAGTACAGCTTCACACAACAGGTGGAGTAAGATTTACAGGATTATCATCAGCCAGTGAAACAACAGCAGTAATGATTAATAGTTCTGGAGATTTATCAAAGAGAACTCTTGGTTCATTAGCCTTTAGTAGTAGTTTATCTTTTTTGAATTTATCTGATACTCCTGGTTCATACTCAGGTAGTGGTAATTATTTAGTTAGAGTAAATTCAGCAGAAACAGCGCTAGAGTTTGTAGAGGCATCAGCATTTACAGATACAGATAACTATGTAGATTCAGTAGATTTTAATGCAGGGAATGGAGTATTAACCTTAGGAAGAACAGGAGCACTATCAGATTTAACTACAAGTTTAGATGGTAGATATTTACCAACAGGAACAGATAACTGGGTAAATACAACAGGAGATACAATGACTGGGACACTTACTTTCTCTGGTGTAAGTAGTGATATAACAACAGTAAACAATGAGCATTTATCATTAATGCCTAATGGTACAGGAAATGTAGGTATAGGGACAACGAATCCGACAGAAAAATTGGAAGTAAACGGAACAATTAGAGTGGATGATCCTGCAACTGGAATAATAGCAGATTTAAGCTTAACAAGACCTTATTATGGAAGGCTTAATTATGCTGTTACTCCTAATAATGGAAAGTCAGAAGTCAGGTTTGTTAGTAAGGGGGCAACTAGTGGAACTGGTCAAACATATTTTGTTGTTGCTTCAACTGAGATTGGAGATACAGGTAACAACCTTTTAATGGGAGTTGCATCTGGCCGTACTTTTATTACTAACGCATTAAATTATTCTACGGCAGGTACCTTACATATAGGTGGAGTTTCCTGGGCTGGAGATGGTGTCGTTCAGGTATCAGGAGTGCCAACAGATGCGACAGGAAAAATGACTGTTATGGGTAATGTTGGTATTGGTACCACTTCGCCTGCCCAAAAATTGGATGTATTAGGTGGTATAAGACTTGGAACAACAAGTAATGTAAATAATGTATTAGATACACAAGCACAAAGTGGAGCACCATCAGGTAGTTTATATTGGGGTAATTCTCCTCTTCTAACATCAGCTAATTTAGGTACATTTGGAGTAGCATCAATAAGTAATTCAGATGGAACATTAACAATATCACCAACAGTAGGTAATGTAATAGCATCATTAAATTTAAGTAATGCAAATACATGGACAGGAATGCAAACATTCAGAGGTTTAACAGTAGATAGTGCAACAGCAACAGATGATAGAATAATAACTTCAATAACTACAGGAGGTAGTGCAAGATATGATGG